GTTTCCCAGTCACGATCGGACGCGATCAAGCCATAGTCCGGTCCGCTTGCTAGCGTCGTTGCCGAACTCATAAGGCTGGATCGTCTGGTCTGGCGGGCGGTAGGCCTTCGAAATGAAGGAGGGTGCAGGGTTCTCAATAGCGGTCGGGTAGGGCAGCATGTCGAGCCGCTTGAAATTGTCGATTGCCTGCTCGCGAGCTTCGCGCCGTTTCGCTCCGACAAGCGTTCCGGACTGGACATTCTGGTGATAGCCGACGCCGGGGTATCGACCGAAATCGGGATCGGTAAAGGCCCATGCCGCGCTGATCGTCAGATAGGTGCAGGTCGGGTGAAAGATACCAAAATCCCAGAGGTCGTTAGCGACTTCCCAAATATCGCATTGCAGATGGCGCGGATGGTTGTAGGCACGAAGATCGCAGGTCCATACCTCGCAGCCCGCCGCTTCAAGCGCGGCACGACTATATGGGCATGTGCTGTAACCGATCAGTACGCGCATGGTGCTTCCCCCACGACATAGGAATGGGTCGGGTCGGAGCGTTTCAGGCGATTGGCCTCATCCATCGCGTCGGACAGCGTGGCGTGACGGCTGACCAGAACCTCGTTCTGCGGCACAATCGTCTTGCTGATCAGGTCGCAGCGGTAGACGGCTTCGGGCAGGTTACTTTTCATGACGCGTACTCCCGCGCCATGCCTAGAGACGGGCAGACCCTCGGGTCGCCGCTGTCGTAATAGCCATAGACGTAATAGTCGAAGCCCCACGACTCGCGGACTTCCCAGATTTCGTATTTCCCTCGTTTCTCAATCAGGCGCATGTCCGTCTCCCTTGTTGATGATCTGAATATATACAAGCTGCTTGGACATTGCAAGGACTAAATCAAAAATAATTGGATAAAATCCGAAATCGGCATACAAGCTGCGAGGATGAAAGATGCTCTACCGCTACCCCTCCCACACAGGCACCAAGACAGGCGAGAAGACCGCAGAGAGCGACGAATCCGGTCGCCTTCTCATTCGCATCAAGGACGGCGGTCAGGTCGGAGACGGCTGGTACGATGCCAGTGAGTGCGAGCGGGTGTGACAATGCCGATTGGCAGGCCGACTGACTTCAAGGAGAGCTACGGCGAAGAAATCCTACAGCTCATGGCTGAGGGGCTTTCGCTTGCTGCTGCTGCTGCTGAACTCGGCATTCATCGCCAGCGTGTCTATGACTGGGAAGAGAAACATCCCGATTTTGCGGACACTATAAAGCTTGCTCGCTCAAAACGGCAGCTTTTCCTTGAGCGCCGGCTACTGTCTGCCAAGGACGGACCTGTCGTCACTTCCTCGATATTCGCGCTGAAAAACGCAGCCGGTGAAGACTGGCGCGAGAAGAGCGAGCACGAACTGACGGGCAAGAACGGCGGTCCAATCCACGTCAAGAGGTCACATGAACTCTCAGACGACGACCTTGCCTCTATCGCCGCAGGAAGCGGCAAGGGAACTGCTCAGGCGCAGGAAGGCACGGAATAGCCTCATAGGCTTTGCTCAGGGGATAGACGTTCCCGGCGCACCGATTGGCGATGAAGACACGACCGAGATATTCGGGCTGGTTGAAACGCCGTTGGCGGAACACCACAGGCTGATCCTCGAAGCGAGCGAGCGATGCATCAACGCCCATCAAGGCCGCTTGATGCTGTTCATGCCGCCCGGCTCAGCCAAGAGCACATACGGCTCTGTTGTCGTGCCGTCCTATGTGATGGGCAAGGTTCCTGGCTACCGCGTCATTGCGGTGTCTTACGGTTCGGATCTCGCCCGCAAGATGGGCCGCAGGGCGCGATCTGTCGCAAGGCAGCCCAAGTTTCAGTCGGTATTCGACGCTACGATTTCAGGGGATAGCGGCGCTGCCGACGAATGGGCACTGACCAACGGGTCTGAGTATATGTCTGGCGGCATTCTGTCGGGCATTACCGGCAACCGCGCCAACCTTGTTGTGGTGGATGACCCGATCAAGGGCAGGCAGGACGCGGAATCGGACGTGATCCGCCAGCGCACGATTGAAGCGTTTGACGATGACGTGAAGACCCGCCTGCTTCCCGGTGGTTCGATAATCATAATTCAGACCCGCTGGCATGAAGAGGATTTGGCCGGCTCGATATTGCCAGAGGGCTATTCGGGCGAAAGCGGGATGATTGAGTGCAGGGACGGGCAGACATGGGAAGTGATCTGTCTCCCCGCCAAGGCTGAGCGGCATGACGACCCTCTGGGCAGGCAGCCGGGCGAATATCTCTGGCCTGACTGGTTTCCGCCCGACCACTGGGCACAGTTCGAACGCAAGCCGCGCACATGGGCGAGCCTGTACCAGCAGCGCCCGGCACCGGAAGAGGGCGACCTGTTCCGCAGGGATTGGCTTAAGCCATACGAGAAAGCACCGGCCCGCGACACGCTCAGGGTCTATGGCGCGTCTGACTATGCCGTCACGGCGGATGGTGGCGACTACACGGTGCATATCGTGGTCGGCATCGATGCAGAACAGCGCATGTGGCTTCTGGACCTGTGGCGCAAGCAGGCTGACTCGTCGGTATGGGTCGAAGCCTTCTGCGATCTGGTCAGGCAATGGAAGCCGGAATGGTGGGCTGAGGAAAGCGGACAGATCAGATCAGGTGTTGGCCCGTTCCTCACCAGACGGATGCGCGAACGGCAGGCTTACGTTGCTCGTGAAGCCTTCGCCTCCAAAGCAGACAAAGCGGTGCGGGCGCAGTCGATGCGTGGCCGCATGGCATTGGACGGGCTGTATGTCCCCATCAATGCGCCTTGGTATGAGGCGTTCCTGAGCGAGCTTCTGACATTCCCGACCGGACGTAATGACGATCAGGTCGATGCACTCGGTCTTATCGGCCAGTTGCTTGACCGCATTCATTCCCCGGACAAGCCGGAACCCGAACAGCCTGACACCATGCAGGACTATCGCCCAGCCCACGAGACGGTCGAGGCAGGCGATTGGATGACCTACTGAGGTGATTGATGCTCCAGAGCGGATATTCGACGGGTAGTGCGCCTGCACAGGGCGTCACCGCGTCAGAAGGCGTCGATCACGCCCGGCTGAAAAAGGACTATCTGTCCTACCTCGAACTCAAGAACGAGGAAATCAAGGAGCAGCAGGAAGGCCGTCGCTACTATCACGGCGCGCACTGGACCGACAAGCAGATCAAGGCGCTGAACAGCCGCCGCCAGCCGGTCGTGACGTACAATCGCATCGGGCGCAAGATCAACGCCATTGTCGGGCTGCTGGAACGTCAGAAGAGCGATCCGAAGGGCTTCCCCCGCACGCCCAAGCACGAGGAAGGCGCGGAGATCGCCACGGCTGTGCTTCGCTATGTCTGTGACGAACAGGAATGGGGTCAGATTTCCCCGGAAGCCGGGCTTGATGGCGCGGTAGACGGTATTGGCGGCGTCGAACTGCTGCTTGAGCCGGGCGATAATGGCGACGTTGACGTGGGTATGGACCTCGTTGACCCCAGCGGGTTCTTCTATGACCCGCGTTCGCTGAAGCCTGACTTTTCTGACGCGCGCTACATGGGCATCGGCAAGTGGGCCGAACTCGAAAGCGCAATCGAGATGTTCCCGGACAAGGAGCAGGAACTTCGCGACAGTCTTGAGCAGGGCACGGAACTCACCTCCAATCCTGACCATGACGACAAGTGGTATGCGGGTTCGGAGAACTATCGCCGTATCAGGATAGTTGATCACTGGTACATCAAGGGCGGGGAATGGCACTACTGCGTCTACACCGGCTCAGTGAAGCTGGATGATGGCGTTTCGCCCTTCCGTGACCACAAGGGCAAGACGTTCTGCAAATACGTCATGTACTCCGCCAATGTGGATCATGACGGCGACCGCTACGGCTTCGTGCGCAACATGAAGTCGGCCAATGACGAGATCAACCAGCGCCGTTCGAAGGGCCTGCATCTTCTCAATTCGCGCCGCATCATCATGGAGAAGGGCGCGCAATCCAATGTGGAGCGGATTCGCAAGGAAGCTGCCCGGCCTGACGGGGTGATCGAGTACGAACCCGGCACACAGGCCCCCGTGTTCGATGATGCTGCCAAGAGCGCGGAACTCACCGGCCAGTTGAATTTCCTTCAGGACGCGAAGGATGAAATCGAGAATTACGGCTTCAACCCGGCATTGATCGGGACTGGCGTCAACCAGATGTCGGGCAAGGCGATCCAGCTACAGCAGATGGCCGGTATCGCCGAACTTGGCCCGTACATGCTGAGCTTCAAGAACTGGAAGCTGCGAGTCTATCGGGCGATCTGGAACATCGTTCGCGACCACTGGAAGGCGGAACGCTGGATCAGGGTCACGGATGACGAGCAGGTCGCACAGTTCTTCGCTGTGAACCAAATGGCGGCTCATCCCGTCACCGGTATGCCTACACTGGTCAACGCGCTTGGCTCTCTCGATGTGGATATTATCATCGATGAGGGGCCTGATACCGTCAACATGCAGATGGACCAGTACGAGACGCTTCAGATCATGGCCCGCAACGGCGCGAACGTGCCGCTTGAGCTTCAGATCGAAATGTCTCCGGTCGCGGCGTCGGTCAAGAAGAAGTGGCTGGAAACGCTTCAGAAGGCCCAGCAGCAGCAGATGCAGATGCAGGCCCCGGCCATGCAGATCGAAATGCAGGACAAGCAGGCACAGACCGAGGAAACCCGCTCCAAGACGATCCTGAACATGGCGAAGGCCCAGAAGGAAGCCATGCCGGAGCAGGGCAACCCCGGAACGGGCATGGAGGCTTATGAGGCCGCTGCCGCCATCAAGGAAAAGCAGGCCGGGACCGCGCTCAAGATGGCGCAGGCGGAAAAGACCGCCGTTGAAACCCGTCTGCTGCCGATGGAATTTGCGCAGGACGCAAGAGAGGCCGAAAGGTCGCGAGAGGAACGCTTTGCAATGAAGCGGGCCGATCTCTCACAGCAGCCTGCGCAATAGGAGCCGCCATCCTTAAAGGGCGTTCGGAAGTCCAACCGTAAATCGGACAGGTGCCGCCAACCTCAAGGGCGACCGCCGCCGCCTGGCTGAACAGGGCGAACGTAACTCCCGACGACATTGGAGAATGACATGACCGGCACAGAGCTGGACGAGATTCTTGCGGACGATGGTCAGCAGGAAACCACGGAGCAACAGACTACCGAAACCACCACGCAAACGGAAACCGAAGGTCAGGCCCGCGACGAGCACGGACGCTTCACCGCCACCAAGGCGGAGGAGGGCCAGCAGGAGCAGCCACAGACCGAGGAACAGCAGGGCGACCCCGAAGTCGGAGACGATGGCAAGGTTCCCCAGCAGGCGCTTCATGCGTCCCGCCAGCGTGAAAAGGAAGTGAAAGCGGAGAACGACACCCTTCGCCAGCAGCTTCAGCAGATGTCCGGGCAGATCGAAATGCTCTCCCGGCAGGTTTCACAGCCCCGTGAGCAGCAGTCCAAGACGGAAGCCCCGCAGAAGCCCGACTTTTGGGAAGACCCGGAGAATTTCGTCAAAAGCGCTGTCTCGCCCATCGAGCAAAGCGCCCAGCAGCGTTTCGAACAGTTCTCGAAAATGATGGCTGTCGACAAGCACGGCGCGGAGAAAGTGGACGCCGCATTCGATGCCTTGGTGGAAGCCGGGCAGCGTGGCGATCCGCAAGCCAAGGCTGATTACCAGTCCATCATGGCGCACCCCCATCCTTACGGGGCGCTCGTGGAATGGCATCAGAAGCGCGAAACCCTGAACCGCGTCGGGAACGATCCCAACGCCTTCGTTGAAGCCGAGATCGAACGCCGCATGGCCGATCCCGAATTCATCAAGGCGATGACGGCGCGCATCACGGGCCAAGCGCAGCCACAGGCCGGTCAGACCCCAGTCACCAAACTGCCTCCCTCTCTCGGACGGATTCCAGCCGGCACCAATCAGCCGGCGGATGATGACGTGAGTGACGAGGCGCTGTTCAGCAACGCGCTTCGATAGCCCGTAACGGGCCAGCGCACTTCACAAGGTAAAAGGCAATGGCCACCACCACTGTTCAGACGAACAACCAGCTCGTCAAATACACCCAGCAGATCAATCGTGAATTCGTTCGCGAAAATCTGTTCTCGCCCTATATGGGCCAGTCCCTCGACTCCATCATCCGCATTCGGCAGGAGCTGAAGTCGGGCGGCGAGCAGATGAACATTCCGCTCGTCACCAAGCTTCGCGGCTCTGGCCGTGGTTCCGGTACTCTCGTCGGCAACGAAGAGAAGATCGACAACTACGGCATGCGTCTGTGGGTCGATTGGGCGCGTCATGCGGTCACGACCAAGAAGTCGGAGCAGCAGAAGGACTCTGCCGATATCTTCGGCGAGGCCAAGCCGCTTCTGTCGAACTGGGGCAAGGAGCGCCAGCGAGACGACCTGATCGAAGCCCTCATGGCCCTTCCGAGCGAATCCGCTCCGGCTGGACTGGGTTCCGACGCAGGCGATACGGTCAACGGCATCCGCTATGAGGCGGCGTCCGCTGCTCAGCGCAACACCTGGAATGCGGCCAACTCGGATCGCGTTCTTTATGGTGACGCGGTGGGCAACTTCAACGCCACCCATGCGACCGCCCTTGGCAACGTCGCCACGGCTGACACGCTGGATCGCGGCATCGTGCGCCTCATGAAGCGTATTGCGATGAACGCAACCCCGGCCATCAAGCCGTACATGACCAAGGACGGTTACGAGTGGTTCGTGATCTTCGCCGGTTCCAACGCCTTCCGCGATCTGAAGGACGATATGGACACGGTGCATCAGAATGCCGGACCCCGCTCGCTGAAGGACAATCCGATCTTCCGCGACGGCGATCTGGTCGATGACGGCGTGATCGTTCGGCAGGTGCCGGAAATCTCGCAGTACGTCACGGACGTGTGGACCTCGCTCACGACTGCGGGCGCGGACTCCCAGCGCGTCGAGCCGGTGTTTCTCTGCGGTCAGCAGGCGGCAACGCTCGGCTGGGGCCAGATGGCGAAGCCCACCTTCCGCAAGGAAGACGACTACGGCTTCATCAAGGGCACCGGCACGGAGATGTGTTACGGCACGGCGAAGATCTTCAAGAAGCACCCGATGGACGGCAGCAACCTCAAGCAGTGGGGTGTTGTCACCGGCTTCGTCACGGCTGCGCTGGACGCCTGATCCCAATAGAGCGGCTTCCGGGCCGCTCCTTTCCCTCTTTCCCTCTTTCCCTCTTTCCCTCTTTCCATGAAAGGATGAGACAATGGGTCTCAATCGAGAAACGCCTGCCCGGAATGACGGGTATCAGAATGTCCAGTGGCTTCGGGGGTCTGTCGGTTTTGCCGACAATGGCGTCGCGAAGTCGATCGGTGTCATTCCAGCCGGTTCGCTGATCCTGAAACCGATTTCCGGGCTTCAGGTCAACACCGTCTTCAACGCCGGCACGAACAACTTCATCGATATTGGCACACTCGCCAACGACGATCTCTACGGCACGGACCTGTCCGGCACAGCGGCTACGTTCGTTCCCTTGGATGAGGCGGTGACGATGCGAGTCACCGCGGACACCGAAATCATTGCCACTGTCGGGCTCACCGGCACGGCGGCGACGACGGGGCAGGCTGACGTTGTGATCGCCTTCCTGCCGCCGAACTAGGAGGGCGTGAGATGAAGGTCATCGACAAGCCGGTTCCGAAATACGCCATGCCGGACAGCACAACGCAGTACGGCACGCATTTCGAGAAGGCCAAGTCGTGACGAACGAGGGAGGGGCTGTGGCCCCTCCCTTCCCGCTTGCGAGGCTGAGCCGATGAAAACGCGCGAAGAACTGATCACACGGGCGCTGCAAAAGCTGAAGGTGCTGGCTGCGGGCCAGACGCCTTCGGCGGAGGATGCGCAAGTCGTTGACAACGAGATCATTCCCGTTCTCAGCGACCTTGCCGAGCGGGATATCTACCTTTTGGGCGACCCTGACCAGATCGAGGACTCCGCGTTCGTGCATCTGGCCGATATCCTCGCCAATTCCGTAGCCGGGGACTTCGGGAAAGACCAGTCGGAAGATTTGCGGCTGATGGCGGAAGCCCGGCTGCGCAGGCTCAATGCGGCAACCATCTCCTACCAGCCGCAGCAGACCGAATATTTCTGATGGAGATCGTATTCCCCACCTCCACCGCTCCGTCGCGCAATCCGACCGAGGCGGGCGGAAGGCTGATCAATGCCTATGCGGAGAAAGCGCCGGACGGGGCGCGATCCCAGCTTCTATGGCGTCGAGCGCCGGGGCTGGAAACCGCATTCACGGCAGGCGAGGGTACGGTACGGGGAACGCTTCTTGTCGGTTCGGTCCTGTACATTGCCAACGATGACAATGTGTATTCCGTCACCAAGGCGGGAACAACCTATACCGTCAACCAGCTTTCCGGGACACTTGGCGGTGACGGGCCTGTCATCTTCTCTCACAACATGGCCTCGCCGAGTGAGGACATTCTTATCGTGCATTCGGATGGCATGGCCTCGATTGCAAGTTCGACGGTATCGAGTTTTTCGGATGCCGATCTGCCATCGGTCAATTCCATCACCTTCATGGACGCCTTCTTCTTTGTTACCTCGGCGGACGGTCGGTGCTTTTCCTCCGATGTGAACGATACCGAATTTCAGGGGACCAACTACATCACGGCGGAAGCATCGCCGGACGGACTGGTCAGGGCGGTAGCCTCTGGCCGCGATCTTCTGCTCATGGGGCAGAACTCGACCGAGTTCTACGGCAACACGGGCAACGCAACGGGCTTTCCGTTCTCACGCGGCCCGGTGATCGATATCGGGCTGCTTTCGACCTATGCCGTGGCCGGGTTTGATCGTGGCTTCCCCGGCGCATTGTGCTGGGTGGGCAATGACAAGGCGATCTACCGGCTTGACGGCTACACGCCGACCCGGATTTCCACGCCGCACATCGAACGGCTTCTGGAACAGGTTTCGGATACCAGCGACCTTCGGGCCAGCGTTTACGTGGCAGCGGGCCATCCGTGCTGGGTTCTGAAATCGCCGGACTGGACCATCGTGCATGACCTTTCGACCGGCTCATGGCATGAGCGCAGGTCTTACCAGCGGGTGAACTGGCGTGCCGTGTTTTCGGTCAACGCCTTCTCCGAATGGCTGGTTTTCGATGATGCAGACGGCACGGTGTACAGGGTCAATGACCGTGTGTTCAAGGAGGCCGGCGAACCGCTGATCTGGGAAGTGCGCTCTGCCCAGCAGCACAATTTCCCGGCGCGAACGGCTGTGGACCGGGCATCATTCGATTTCGTTACGGGTGTTGGCAGCGACAGGGGCATCGCGCCGATAGAGACCACGCCCCGCGCGTCAATTTCATGGTCTGACGATGGGGGCCGAACCTTCGGCAACGCGCTGTTGCGGGACTTGGGAACGCAGGGCGAAGTTGTCCCGGTGGATATATGGCGCACCGGGCTGACAGGCCGTCATGGCCGCCAATGGAGACTACAGGTCTCCGACCCGGTTGATGTGTGTCTCATGGGCGGTTCGATGTTCGGGGAGGCGAGGGCTTCATGATCCGCAACCCGCAAAGGCTGCTCGATCCGCATGTCCGCTGGATTGCGCCGGACGGACGGCTGACCAAGGACGCATACGGGTATCTGCGCGAGATGGATGAGGCGGTGCGGCAGTTGATCGCTCAGGCGAATGGTCTGGTCGTACTCGATTCCTACGAGGTGAGCGGCGTGCCCGATGCGAGCGAGAACGCGGAAGCCTTGATTTACGTGTCGGATGAAACGGATGGCGCTGTCCCGGCATTCTCCGATGGCACTGACTGGCGGCGCGTGACTGACCGCAACGTCATTTCTTCATAAGGACAAGCAACATGGCTTTTCCATTCCTCTCCGTCGCTGGCGGTCTCTTGAGCGGTCTAGGCAGCCTGTTCGGCGGCGGCGAAACCGCACGGGCGGCTGAACAGAACCGCCGTGCCCTTGAAGATTTCAAGAATGAGGGCATGGGCTATATCACGGATGCGCAGAGTCAGGGCGGCATCTATCTGGGTCAGGCCGGTGATCTGTTCGGGGAGCTGTCCAGTCTGGGCAGAAGCGGGGCCAACCTCTACGCCGATGCGATGGGCCTGAATGGCGCGGAAGGCAACCAGCGTGCCACCGCAGCGTTCCAGACCGGGCCGGGATACGAATTCACGCTCAATCAGGGCCTTGATGCGCTTGAGCGTCGTGCATCGGCTCAGGGGCGGCTTCAGAGCGGCCAGACCGGCATCGATACGCTGAATTACGCTACGGGCCTCGCCGACCAGACCTACGGTAACTGGCTGAGCCGCCTTGGCGGATACAATGACATGTTCCGGCAGGGCATTTCGGGTCAGGCCGGCTCTCTGTCCGATCTGGCATCGCTCGCTACGGGCACGGCGGATCGCAAACTCAATCTCGGCTCCGAAGTCCTGAACGGCATGATGGATGCTACCAACCAGCGCGCCGAAGGCCGCAGGGAACAGATCGGCGGGGGCCTGTCCGGTCTCGGCAAGGCCGCAGGCGCATTCATGGGGTATCTGTGATGGCGGTTTCAATCCGGGCACCGCGCCGCCCCAGTCCTATCGACTGGATGGGCATAAGCGATGCGTTCGATCAGGGCTTTGCACAGTCGCGTGGATTGCGTGATGAAGAACGCGGCACGGCGGCATTCGGGCAATATCTGGATAGCGTAGGCGGTCCGGCCACGCTCTCATCGCTTGGCAACCGGTTCCAGGGGAATCCCTCGGCGCCTCAGACCGATTATGCAACCCAGCGTGTTGCGCAGGCGCATGGCGATCTTACGCCGGGCGGCATGCCCTCGGTAGGCGAAATGACGGCCTACATTGCCAAGGCTGCCCAGCAGCGGGGTATTGACCCTTCGACCGCGATCAAGGTTGCCCGCTCGGAAGGACTTGCGCCGGGCGTGTGGCAGTCCAATGTGGTCAAGGACGGCAAGCGCGAACGCTCCTATGGGCCGTTCCAGCTTTATGTTGATGGCGGGCTGGGCAACCAGTTCCAGCAGCAGACAGGGCTTGACCCGGCAGACCCGAAGAACTGGCGGCAGTCGGTTGATTTTGCGCTTGATCAGGCCAAGCAGGGCGGATGGTCGCCGTGGTACGGCGCGAGCAAGGTTGGCGTAGGCGAGTGGGATGGGATCAACCGTCAGGGCGCAGAGAGCGCGGCACCTGTGGCAGCACCGCAGCAGGGCAGTTTGCTTCCTCCCCGTGATGTGATGCAAATAGCG